ATCACACTGAAGAACAAGGACATACTTCGTTGTCGAAAGCAGCCCTGGTTCATCCATTTTGAGTTGTGCTGTCACGTATTGGGCAAAGGAACTTATAGATTCAGCTACCGGCTTGAATTCTGGCCCGCCGATTGGATTATCCTTTTCATCATAAGCTTGGGCGTAGCGTTGAACGGTAATTGTCGCATTCGTCTTCAATAGTGAACAGTATTTGTCTCCCCCAACCGTTTCGCGTTTTGTAAGAACGAGGAAAAGCGCGTCGGTTGAAACCGTCATGCCCAAATCTACTGAGGACGTCGGTGAAAACACACCGTTATAGACGTATTCTTTGCCCATTACAGTCGTTGCCTTGGTTTCGCGGGATAAGATTACCTTTTCTTCATTCCCGTCCACTACACAAGGCGTGTGGCGGTGTGAAAACTCATAAAACATTCCCTCACCTACCTCATAAAGAGAATCTTGTACTCCGATAGCAGATTTGCGATTTCTGGCGTAATCATGCTATTGCCGAAGTATTCAATCGAAAAATCGAAATCCTTCTTCGACTTCACGTTTGAATTAGGATTGGCAACCAACTGATTCACCAGCAAACCACAAGCAACCTTCACTTTTTCAGGGATGACTTCCCAACCACTGGTGTACTCCACTTCCAACTCTGCAAAAGTAGAGCCAAACGGGCTTAAAGCGCTCATCAATACACCAGTCGACAGGTCGACATCAATGTTTGATTTGTCCATTTCTACAAAGCCCGGAGCGCCGAAGAAATTGCCCATTAAACCGCTTGAAGCTCTTCCTTTTACGGAATCAATCTCAATAACCGGGTAAAAGGATAGATGACCTCTCTGATTGGTTAACGGGATTCGCTCCTTGTAGGCTTTCAAGCCAATCTCACGGCGACAATAACCATCGATCAAAGCCGATGCCCGTATGATTAAAGATTCAGTCAGCGTTACGCCGTCCGATACGTATGAAGTATCAGCAAGCTCTAAGTACTGACTCATTCAATATATCCGCGCTTTCTCAACTCATCCGCCAGTTCACTTGTGATTGTCGCCACTCCATCAACAAAGCTTACAATACGATTCTTTAAATGGAGGGAGTGCCGGCCTTCTTTGCCAGTTTCCCAGCCTAAAAGTCGAACTTCTTCCTTCGCTTCGACATTCGACGGTTGTTTGTTTTCAGGAGGTTTGCTTTGATCAGGGATAACATTCTTTTCGAATGCTTCCTTTGCGCCAATCAGAGCAGTAAGAGCCTCGTCATAAGCCGGAGGTTCCAATTTTTCTAAAGAAGCAGCTTCCGCAGCAACCAATGCTTCATTCAATCTCTCAACGGACTCCTGAGATGACTGTCCTGGCGCTTCGCCAACAACAGTTTCAGTTAGCAAATTACGAACTGTTCCAATAAATTCTTTCAACTTATCAAGCTTGGATTTGCTCATTTGCAATACCTCCAAAAATAGAATAGGAAAAATAGAACAGGCGGCAATTAACCGCCTGTTTGTTGAACTATCCTACTTTTTCAACGGTAGGACGTGTGATTTTGCCCGCAGCATGAGCATACGATGGACCTTTAGCAATAGGGCATCCGTATTTGATAGCAATAAACTTCTGTTGCAGATCAGAAGTGGTGCCAAGTTGGAACAAGTACGCGTCCTTTTTGCCGACATAATGATATTCGATCCATGGTTCTGTCACGATGACGACGCCATAATCTGTCATCGTGTTATCTGTAGCGTTAACCGAAGATTGAATAAACGGTTCAGGAATGATCGGAAGATAACCAGCAGAGGTCATGATAGAAACAACTTCAATACCAGCAACAACCGTCTTTGACATGCCGGAAATCTTAACGTTGTTTTCTTCAGCGACGCGAACTTCTTCTTCCAAATAAAAATGTCCAATTGGATCAATGTAAATAGCCGTTGGTCGCAGTTCGAATTTCTCCGAACCCACCATAGCCGCTACTTTGGACCTAAGCCCCGCTATGATAGAACCGTCTTTATCAATCTGAAACGTGTTGGTAATTTGCTTTTGAAGACCCACGTATTGAAGGGTTTGAGGGTTTGCAAGCGCCGTATCGCTACCTCTCCACAGCCCTTTACCATGCGCCAAACCGACACCGTTAATCATGTCGTTGGTATCCTTAGCTTGCAGTTCAGTAAAATTGCCTTGTTGCTGGCCCAGCGTGATATCGTAATGTCCGAAATTGACTTGGTTAGTAATAGCTTTAACCTTGGCAGACCTCGGAACCCTGACACTTTCACCAGCCGTTGAAGTAGGATTGCGTGGATCTACATACCCGCCTTCAGGAATAGAAATTTGTTCAAAGTAGGATGTGAAATCCCCTGTCGCAGGTGTATAGGTCATACGACCGTCCAAGATCGAATTCCTCCGCAATGCGTCAGTAATTTCCTTTTGATATTCCTCCAGCACAATCGTACCTGGCGCAATAATTTGCGCCGCAGCTTTCAAATCCATCCATTCCACTTGAGATGTTGTCATGAGTCGATACACTCCTTGTTATAGTTTTTTGGGATAAAAAAACAGCAGCCTATTACGGGCTACTGTTGGTTGGAGATTTCTTTATGTTTGAGTTTCAGGGACAATGATTGAACTGAATCAAGCCCCATCTTATCGACCGCCGCACAGAATGAGGCGTGGTCCGTTCCTTCGCCTTCAGGAAGAGTCTTACCATACTTCGCAAGTAATTGCGTCGCCGTAGCCGTCTTTCTTTCCGGCTCTGGCGGCAAAGCAGATTTCGCTTTCAGGTCCGCAATCTCTTGTTCAAGAGATGCCGCTTTGTCTTCAGCAGCCTTCAGTTTAGCAGCAGCGGCTTCTTCAGCCGTCTGAGCCTCAGCCTGTTCACTTGCCGCTTTCATACTGGTAACTTCCGACTTAATTGAAGTTACCTCCGCGACTACGGATTGCACACTTGCGGATAGCGCCGTCATGCCTTCGGAAATAGCCGCCATCGATTTATTCATCTCTTCAATTTGTTCTGGTGTCATTTCGTTGTTTTCCTCCTTGTGAATAGGTTTGTTTTTCGCTGCAAAGCTTGTTGATTTAAAAGCAGCGGCATCAGCGAATAAAATTGCCGCGCCGGTTCCACAAAACTCAATTACGTCCAGGACGTCATCGTAATCTTCCGCGTTCTGAACGGATGCTTCCATTTCCAACGAAGCGCCGAATTGATATTCGCTCCAGTTGTATTCAGCGGCTAGTCCGTTGTAATAGCGTATAGTCGCCACAACATCGGGGAAGTCCTTTGCGTAGATATATCCTTCAATCCATGCGAAGCCGTCCATCGATCGATACGCTTTTTCGATGACCGCTACCTTGAACCTTGGATCATGGTCCGCCATGCCATTGACATAATCAATGTTCAGCGCCATGCCCACAAAGGTATGGAGGTACTTGTCACATACACTGGACGATATTCGAATTCGTTTTCCATTCGCACCGCCCGGCGAACCATCAGAAGGTGTGTCGACAGCAAAGAGCGCACATTTAAACGGCGCTTTGTTTGGATGTGATCCAGCATCCGACAATTTGAAATCTTGCACTCTCATTGTCTGTTTGCTAAACTTCAATGTTTTTAGCATCTGGTTCTCACCTCCTTTCAAGGCAAAATAAAAACGCCTGTTTATTCAGTGGCGTCCTCGTCAATATTTAATTCTGGTTGATCGTCGTTCGCGTCGTCCTTATCCTCTACCGGTTTGTCCCCGTTAACATCTACAACCATAACGTTGCTAGATGTTAAAATAACTTCGCCATGACCATTAGGAAGAGGCTTCTTCGCCAAATCAGTACGCACTTCATCAGGCGTTATCACTCGCCTATCAAGGTAAATCGCATCGATGTCAGCTTTCAACTTCTGATCTTTCAGCGACGTCCCATAGTGGAACTTAAATTCAATCTTGCCGCCCATTTTAAACAAGCCGTCAATGATGTGGTTATTGATATGTTCCACGATATTTTCAGCAATTGATTGAACGGTTGATTCAGTATCCTCATCGTCACTCTCAGCCGTGCTGCGGTTAACATCTTTGGTTTGTCCGAGCTTCTTCGGTGAGAGATCGAAGGCGATAGCGACAACTTCAATCAAGAAGCGTTGCCACTCTATATAGAGTGCTTTATCATCCGTAGCGCCTAAATCCAGTACGCTAGGACTTTCGCCTCCAATAATGGGGTTTATACCTCTACCAAGCACTTCATTTTCCCAATACGCTCGAAATGCCTTGACTGAGTCGGGTGAGGCTCCTTTACCAAGGTTCAGTATTTTGCGAGCTAACGAATGAGTTGCCTGTCTTCCCGATGATTTATGAGTTGTAATGAAGTTGTTTACCGTTTCCCAAACCACTTCAAGCGGAGACAGCCCAAAAGGTGTATTAGTTCTTGGATTCATCCGAATGTACATCATTTCTTCTGCTTTTAGATTGATGTACTCTCCCATAAATCGCTGTGCAAAACGATTCGATCCGGGCTTTCCATCCCAATCAGGGTAAAGCTCAATCGAAAACGTATCAGTCGGGAACATCCTAAAAGGCCTAGCCGGATCACCTGCCCTCTGTATTTCAGAAGAACCAGCGCTACAAACCAACATGTCCTCTATAATTTGCTCGATCCAAGACCTAAACGAGTCTGCTGGGTTAGGCTTCAACAGCGATTGTTCAATAACCTTGCAGACAGCAGCATATTGTTCAGCATCCTTATCGTCAATTGCGGCTACCGACCAATTTAACTTTGTTATGCCGTTCTTGATGACGTTGATAGCCCTTCTTGGAATTGGTGATTCACTTAACATTCGAAGATTCGCAGGCGTGCGCTTCATTTCAGGTTGCTTGCTGCCACGTCTACTATATCCGTAACTGTATGGATAATTTTCCGTCTGTCGTTCAGGCTCGTTTTTCCTTCGGCCTGCTTCAAGCCAGTCAATGAACCACTGTCTAACTCCCATGATCATCCTCCTTCCTTTGAGTAAATTAGGTAATAATCTTTCTGTATTTCGAATATACTTTGTAGACTCTCCTGAAAGGGGGTTGTTCCTCATGATGGTCATCATCCATTTTGGAATGTTTACCGTCATTATCGTCTGGATTAAGTAATAAGAACTTATTACTTAAAACTATCCAGCCGACCAGTTAGCACAATCTAACTGGTTGAGGAACAATATATAAAAAATTTAAAAAAACAAAAAGAGCGAGGCAATTGCCGACGCTCTTTTCTCCATTTGTATCTATATAAAGAATAACACCGCCGATGTTCGGATTAACTACGGATTTTCAAGTAAAACTATAACCTCAAATAAATCATTTAACTTTTTTATACAGGTTGTTCCCTATTCTCTCAATTTTCCCCTCTAGTATCGATGACAACAAATACCGTTCGATATGTTTATCCTCTACAAAAAAAGTGAATTTCTGAATTAATTCTATGAGAGCATTTTTAGTGAAAACTTCTCCTACCGTTAGATTTTTCAAGTGATTTTCAATAGTCGTTATATAAACACGATAAGCAAGAGAATCATAGCCATTGCTAGCGTCAGCATTCTCTTCCTTAATGTATATAGATGATTTCAAATTGTTTCCCACTTCTTCCACTTTAGAAGAGATTAATTCAGTTACCTCGGAACTGTTTTTCTCACCGTTTTCTCTGAGAATGGCCTTTATATCATCCATGAAAGCATTCATATTGTCGTTAATTGTAGCATCTTTATGCTGATTGAAAGAACTGGGGTCAATTTTATCGAATTTAGAATCCAATGTGTTTAGTTTAGAACGCATTTCACCTAATGCTAAATTGATTTCATCTTTAACCTTGTCCCCGTTAGTAGCTTCCCTAATTGAAATATAGATTGCTACCCCTGCCAACGCTATGGAAACAAACGTTGATACATAGGATATTACATCCATAAGAATTCCAGAAGCAGTCCCATGATACATATTAACGTAAATTAAACCTTGTACAAAAACCGCGAACAATATTACCCAAACCCAATCAGCAGTTCTCCATTTCATCCAATAATCCCCTTTTAGGTCGTTAGTTGCATTAATTATGAGATAGGTTTCTAATTTTTGCAAGCTATGATTATCAACCAAATGCAAAACTACTTTTTTGTTGGATATTTGCAAATGCAAGAACAAATCCATCCGCTCTATCTGGAGATGGCAGGCCGCGCTTCTTCATATCCTTCTTCGATTCAAGAAAGATTCTCCCATTGCTGCCCATTCTCCATCTACGTGTCGTGAGCTGCGTAACCAGTTTTTCATCATCAGGCAATTGCAAGACTCCCGGCTGTCCAAGAATGTGTTTGCTCATGTTCTCTTCAAGCAGTTCCTTGATCGTCCCCCATGTCTCAGAACCTTTATTTCCGTAATACTCATCGTCACTGGAACCTCCGTTGTGAACGGGAATGATTTCATATCCAAGGCTCTGTTCGTTATTGACCTCATTCAATCGATCCGTCACGCCGCCGCCTACGCCGTCATCATCGATTCGAATTTGAACATGCGTAATATCGGGATATTCCTCTTTGGCTGTCTTAACCAGACTTAGCACCCAACCGGCAGTAACCATTGTTCCCTGCTTAAAATGAAAACGAGAACCGACAACTGCCATGCCGATTCTCGCATATATGGTTGTTTCGTCATCACCGAATCGGGCAACGTCACAACCGACATATAATGTATCACCTGAAGGATTGACTCTCACTTCTTCTTTCGCAAACAAAGCCGTTTCCAGCGCAATAAACGTATCAGATTCGCCGCGCGGGAACTCTCCTTCAACCCGTACTCTCCAAACATCGGAGCCTTCGCCATACTTGCGTTTCAGCATTGCTATATTATCTTTGCTTGTGCGCGGACTGTCCAGGCAAGATACCTTGTGCGTCTTGTAATCTTCTCTGTCCTTGTTGTGGGAGTCAAAGAAAGTCCCGCTGGTACGAGTGGGGTTCCCGCACATCAGCAGTTTGTTGAACGGACCTGACAGCGTTCCTAGGATCGCCTCCATGATCTTATCATCTACGCCGGACGCCTCATCCACGATGAATAACATGTAGTCTTCATGGAAGCCTTGCATGTTCTCTGGCTTCGTAGCTGTCCGGGCAGTCGCAAACCAACGTTCTTCATAGTTGCGCATATATATCTTCGTTTTTGTCCATTTGAGGATGCGCTTCAGGATCGGACTTTTCGCCTGCCACTTACTAATTTCTGCCCATAACACATCATGTAGCTGCTGGCGCGTCGGAGCTGTGCAAACCACTTTAGGAAACGGAAAACATGATAGAAACCACAACGCCACAACGGATTCAATGCCAGTCTTACCTACGCCCTGCCCGGAACGCACAGATACTCGCGGGCTATTGGCGAGATCCATAAGAACGGCTGACTGCCAGACATCCGGGATGAAATAAAGCATTTCCTTACAGAATAGCACGGGGTCAAGGCGATATTGCGGTATCCGCATCTTGAACGCCTTCAGCCTCTTCTTCATCTCCGCTTTCATCATCGCCTGTCACCGCCTCTACCCAGTCATCAATAAGTGATTCATCTGAATTACCATCGCCATTTTGCAGCTTGTCTACTTCCAAACGGAGTTTTTGGACTTTAAGCTGATCTATTTCGGACATGTAGCCCAAATACTTCTCCAGTTCTTTCAGAGCTTTCATCTTGTCGTGAAGCTTAACGCCAATTCCATCCTTACCTTGCTTCACTTCACTGATAACAGTTCCATCTATTTCATAATCATTTTTGAAATCGACATAACTGACCGCTTGCGTCATCTGTGAGCCATCATCCCGTAGAACTGGATTTCCCTCCTTATTGAAGAGCGGCATATCATCCTTGCCGAAA